TACGAGGCGACACAACTTCCGCGTCCTATTCCCCATACTATTTTATGTGCGTCTAGTGTATTTATAATGTAAATCAACGCCCTTAAAATGTCCATGGCATTATATTTTTCATATAAAATAAGCTCATCCGCGCTACGCGCCATTCGTTCAAATATTTGTTCCCTAGTCAACGATTTTAATTTTGCTTCCTGGACCAGCTTACCAATCACATATTTAGCAATGTCTAGATTTATATATTCCTCTGGTATATTCCAAGAAAAATCAAGAGGTTTAACATCTTTCTTCGTTGTCAACTGTCGTTCTTTGCTGACATATAAATTATACTGCTTTACCTTTGATGTAATTTCATTAACAAATAAGCCCGCAATATCTGTGCCGCGCAGGACAAGCTTTTCTAGCTCATCGTAAGATAAGCTACTATCACCATCTTGCCATAAGTCCCTGTTTTTTAAGGAGGTTTTATTCAAAAGTGCTCGTTCCAGGTTGCGTACCTAGCGTAGGTTTGACGCTCATCAAGCCATCATCTTTATCCATTTCTCCCGAGGGTTGTGCCACAGCTGTTATTGGTTGGGCGACGAGCGGCGATCGTTGTTTTGCCTCACGATAATTTGTCAATAACGAAGAAGTCAATTGTACCGGTACTTGCGGTTGTGGAGCAATCGGTATTGATTGTGCCGGAATATTTACAGGAGCAATACATTCTTCTATGTAATCTATTTTATTGCGAATGAGCTTCCATTGTTCCTTTGATGGCGACCAATCATTGGGCTGAAGTTCTTCAATTCCTTCAAGCCATGCTCTAAATTCATTTAATGTTATTTTTTTTGTTATTTTCTTTTTCATATTATTAGAACTTGTTTTCTACACCGTACGACGATACTGTCGAAAATGTTTCCCATTTAGATGAGGTATTATCGCCTATCAAAAAATCTCCCGTTCCGGGGGAGGTATAAGGCGCATAATATGGAGGACAAGGGTAAATAGGCGGCGGTGAACTGGGATAAACAGGTAGAGGAATTGGCACTATTTTTGGCGCATCTTGATCATGTTTTGAGGCATCTATTGTTGGGTCTACTTTGTCTAACATCTTTTTAATGAGTTTCCAATCATCGATATCAGGGAGTACACCTTTTTTGCCTTGGATTAGTCCAAGTAGCCATGCCCTAAATTCTTCGAATGAAACGTACGATTTACTTTCAAACCCCGCTAATGCATTGTCCTGGCTCATATTAAATCTCCTATTACTAGATTTTTCAGATATTTATTGAATGTATCTGACGGCGAAATATTTACCCAGGTTTCTCCACTAATAGGATGACATAGCATTTGATACTTGTTTAGTGATGGGCAGACGGACATAAAACTGGGATAATAATTAATCGCGGAGACGATTTTATACGCCGGGGTTAATTTATTAGGCCCGTATACTAGCGCAGTAAATTCATTTCCCGGTATTTCGGAAACTTCAACAATATCTAAGCGCGTAGTTTCTTCATCTACTATGAGCATATTCCAATTCGCAGGAAGAACGAAAGAAAAGCTATCAATGTATAATTGTATCGCAGGACTGATGATTTCTTCCAGAACTAGAAGAGGTGCTAATGTGTAGTCCAGAATATTTAAATCCAGGACCCACATATAATCAGTTAGCATCGGAGAATAAATGCTATCTAGTATTATTGTATTATTATCATTATCGAGTATAAGCATATTTTTATTATATTATGTGAATTTGTTATAATCAACCGCTGTTTTCTTATATGGGTATCCTGCTTCTTTATAAAAAGAGATGCGTTCGCGCGTATGTCGTCTACTATACTTTAAATCAGAGCATATATCACTCACTAGAACGAAATCCTTATCCACTGCTTTGCGTAGACCGCGACCGATAGTTTGTATTACGCGAATAAATGAGCGTCCCATATCAACAAATACTAGATTAAATATTCGCTTGATATTTAATCCGGTTCCGGCAATATGAACAGTGGCAATAACTACCACATTATCATTATCTTGGAATAAGTTATAAATCTCTTGTCTTGCTTTGGCCTTATCCTGCCCATGAACGAAATGACTATCGGGAACATATTCTTGCAAACGTCTTCCAAATTTTATACTATCAACCAAGCATAGCACATTTCCTTTATTTTCGCTGCGCTTTCTTTGTAAATAATCCCCTATCCAATGCAAACGTTTTTTTTCAACATGTAAAAACTCCTTTTCTGATTGCCAGTCCGGAAAAAATTGTTCTTTAAACTCTTTATAGCTTGGTATAATTTTTGGCTTTCCGGAGAGAAAATCATCATATTCGGCTGTCAAATCAACATCAAGTCTAAAAATTTCTATGTGGAGTTTTGCAAGCCAACCTTGGTCAATCAATTCATGGGCGGCGATTTCATAATGAACTTCACCAAGCGATACTAATATTGAAAGTGCATCGCTGGGGTGCTTCGGTAATGTACCAGTCACGCCGAAGCGATGTGCAATATGCGTGCCGTGTTTATTAAGTAATTGTTGTAATACATTGCCTCTCACGCCGTGGCATTCGTCCACTATAATAACTTGAAACATTTTTAATAATTGGGGGACGTTTTTTAAGGATTGCCACGTTGAAATTACATGCGCATGTTCTATATCTTTACTTTCCCCGCAAAATTCCCCTGTATCTAGACCGAGAAAACTAAATTCATTGCGCGTTTGTGTGACTAAATTAACATTGGGCACGACGGTAATAGTCCTTAGTCCTCCATGTTTCTCGTAACTATCAGCCAATGCTGCGCAAATGCTGCTCTTTCCGGCACCTGTTCCTGCTATAGCAATGCCGGAGCCGTTGGTGAGTAAAGTGTTGACCGCTTCCACCTGATAGGGGCGCATCTTCCACGGCATTCCATTTTCTACATTCTCAATATGAGAAAAATAGTCCGCATCAATAAGAGTCGGTTTAATGAAGTCTTCACTGCGCCTATCGTCTAATGTTACTTTATAATCCAAGCGCTTGAGAATCGGCAGTATTTCAGGCACTAAGTAGATATATGTTTTTCCTGTTTTTTGAAAAAAATGATTTTGCCCGTCCCACATTCCCATTTTATATCTGGGGTTAAAGAAATAATTTGGCGCCTCATAACTAAATTTGTTGTAAAGAAGTTCTATATCGTCCGAATGTAATCCGACGAAAGCACAATTTATATTATCAAGTATGATTAACTTTGCGTTTTGTTTCATTCAATAGTATAGTCATGCACACTCGCGACCCGTGCGCGAGTAATATTATTAAGGGCGTATCCGCGAGCTTTAAATGCTTCTACGAATGATTCGTATTTCATCAGAACTTCTTTTATGTCTAATAAAAGTTCGTATAACGCTAGATACTCTTCGTCATTTTGAATATATTTGTCTATTGAGCGCTCACCTAGTTCTCTACTATAACCTTCTTTATATGACTTGTACAATACTGAGTATTTTCGATCTAGTAAGCTCTGAAAAAAATCGGATAACTTTTGTAATTCAATGCGTCGTTGATCATAATAAACCATCCATGATGCATTTTCTCTGTTAGCCTTTTCCAGTGTTTTTCCGCCTACTCTTAAATTTTCTTCTGCTGTATCTAACACCGCATCATACTCCGCGAGTACCTCGAGAACCCGTCTCGGTTCTTTCTTTAAAGCAACAAAACGAGCTATCATTTTAATGCATTCCTTTTAAATATAATGTCAATGCATCGCGCTGTTCTTCCGATAATTGTTCGAGGTCAAATTCGGCGGCGGATGGATGCTCTTTTTTATCTGAGGATAAATCCGCATCAAAATCTTCTTGCTCGTGGCGAACTCTCTGGGATTTAAGGAATTCAATTATTTTTTCTTTTGAATCAGCCGCAATAGTGGTAGGAATACCTACGCGAATCATGCGCTGATAAGTTTGTGCGTCTTCCTCACTCAATGTGGTCATCTTTTCATTTATCATAATAGTACTACCTGGTTGATACTTTACGGTTGCAAAGACTACACAAAAATCACCTTCTTCTGGGAACCAAACAATATCCTCCCAAGACACCAGGGATTTATTATCGATTTCACCAATGCTACCCATATATTCAATAATACCATCACATAATGTTCTGATAACACTGAAGAATATATCCTTCGTCATGGCGGTGTATATTTCATTCCGCTCCGTTAGCAATTTAAGAAATTCATCATTCATATTTTTTTATCCCAGCAAATATCTTGTATATCCATTAGCAGTTGTGCAGCGAAATGTACATCGGGATACTTTAATAGCGAAGTCCGCTTATATAACACATCTCGCACATATACGTCCATTTCTTCTGCGTATTTTACTATCTCATCGTATGTCCACGAGCCATTACGGATCGCGCGTAGTTCATTAGCATCGGGCCTCTTGACGTGGACAACGCCTGTTTCTAAAATTTCTACGCCCATGCGAAGTAATCTAACTAGATGCATTGCGTGTTTAACATCGTAGCCGAATTGTTCTTCTAAAACTGAGCGCTTTTCATTGCGATTTTTTTTCCACGTCCAATATTGTTCATGCTTTTCTTTCGCCGTAATATATTCTTCTCGATTCCATTTAACCAGCATTAATGGGTTGCGAAAGTTTTCGCGATTTTCTTGGAAATTTATATTCAAATCACCATTAGTATTCCATAAACAATAAAGAGGCGATTCGTGTACACCAAATAAATTATCCCCATATGGTACAAATCTATGTCCTTCTCTAAAAAGAGAAAGATGGGGCTTTAAATTTTTTCCCTCACCGAACCATTGAACAACTGTAAGAAATTCGCTAGGCTTTGGTGGTTCTTCACGTTGGGGCATATTAATCCATTTATTATGCCCTTTGATGCGCTTTAATTGCGCAAAGGCATACCCCGAAAATGTGAAAGCAACTTTACTTGAGAGTAATTTTTCTCGGTGCGCGCGAAGATATCTATATCCACTTGATGAAGTAAGAATATCGCCCTCATCAACCCAGAGCAATTCGATAATATTCGGATTACAGTCTAAGTAAAGTTTTATGAATTTTGATAATTCATAATAAACTGTATCTTGCTCATTAGTATCCGTAATTTGTTCAACTGGAAAGAAAGGTGTTCTGTAATTAATCGGATCCGCAATAAAAATACCCCGATAATCGATATCTGAATCAGGTGTCGCGGTGCCATAGGCATGGCTACCGGCTAAACACTTTAATAACAAATGCTTTTCGTCCAAAAAATGCAGCGTATCCATAGTGCTTAGTATACTCTATCGGACGTTAAAAATCAACTTCTACCATTTAGAAATCGAATCGGGAAGCGCAGAAGCGGTTCGCATATTTTCAAAATATTTGCGAATGGCGCGCATATCTTCGGGAGATAGATTATCCAAAGACAGCTCCTCCATATGAATGCCACCACCTTTTAGTACATAATGCCACCGATGAGTATCGCCGAGAGCATTTTTACCGGTGTTGTTTTTGGACTGAAGATTCATGTAAGTATACCTATGCAGTTGTTGATAATGAAGATATTATCACAAACTAAATTATTAACAACAAACGACAAAGTATAATTCTTTGAATAATGTCAAGGATTTATGATGAAATAATGCTTATGGTTATAATTCACCCGTTCTCTTTAAATTATCCATCTCGATTTTCATGGCCAATAGTTTATTTCCTGCTTTGGCTATTTTATTGCGTATTTTACCACGAACCTTTTCAGGCAAAGTATTGATAATGTCATTGACTACCTTGTCTGCTAATGCACGTTGTGTCGAATGTGTGCTATCAGTTTCGGTTGTTTTTGGTTCTGATGACTTGCGTGTAGTTTTTGGAGTGTGCTCAACTCCAGCGCCCGCTTTGGCAGTTTCGAATTGCTGGACCGCTTTTTTAAGGGCGGCTGCTGCCTCGATTAAATCCTTTTTACCGCGCTCTTCGCCGAGTGTTTTTAATGCGCTAGGCAATAGGTGTGAGATGGCGTCGAGGTGCTTGGATCCGGTCTCATTTGCATGGGTCCCACGAAAGGCGTGTACAGGAAGATTGCCTAATGTTTTAAAGGCATCTTTTGCTGTTGTTTCTTCACGCGATGCGGCACGAAAATGTTGTTCTATGCCACTCACACGCTTCGCGCGACTTGAAAGATAATGCTCATTAAACCATCTTGCTTTCTTTGAACCAAGTACAAAGTTTAGTTTCTTGGTATCAGGGTCGTCTTTATTCTCATCCCACCAATCTTTAGTATATGGGATGAGAGATTCGTGATAAAATCTTGTCAGCCTATTTGCAAAATTAACTAACGATGCATAAGTTCCGAAATCAAAGGTCTCAAGCAATTCCCGCACTAACATATTAAATCTCCTTATTTTAGGATATTTATATTTAGTGTTATTCGTTCCAATTAATTTTACATTCCGGGCAATAATGATGGCGATTATAAATGGTTATTTCTAGTATCATAAAATTAAAAATCGCAAATAATAAGGTAAATTTTGGATGATGGTCAGCTAGATATCTGTCCCAGCTAATATCTAATTGAAAAAAAGATACTCCATCCTTAAAATTGCGATACTTATATAACCCGGCTATTTCGAAAGCATAATCGTCATTTATATTACCCCCGATTCCTTTGTAAGTTTTCATTTTATGTCCACAAATATTTTCTAATCTTAATCAAGCGAATTAACATTTCCGTCTCTTCGTTTTTTCTCGATTCCTCGATGTTGTGCATTTCATCAAGCATAGATTTTACGCGCACGCGTTCTTCCGGTGTTTCTTTATGATGACGAAAAATACTCCCGGTTTCCTTTTCTAATTCACTACAATAAGTAGTCCATCCTGAGATATCCATTTCATCAGGACGCGTGATATACTCCTTCCACCAATTATATATTTCAAGCTGTTCTTTAGCAACTTTCGCTTGCGTCATTACGTCTTCTGCTGGGGGTTGCCAATCTGGCCAATCTTTATTTGCGTCCGGACTATCCAAAGTCATTTCCCATTCAAGATATTTTATTCCTGCTTCGGGGCTTCTTATAGATGCAAATCTGCGCCAGCTGGGTATTTTTTTTACCCTGTCAAATAGTATCTCTTGTTTTTTTCCAGTTAAAAACCATTCACGCATTCGCGGTGCGCGGGCTCTTTCGAGGGCGCCTGATATAATATGCATATGGGCCTTTTCAATTTCAATAAAGTCTACTAGGCCTTCCATTAACCCATATTCTATTACAGTAAAAAATTCATGGAATTCGCCAGGTTTTAAGCTTGTAGTTAACAAATGTGTTTTGTCAAAAAAACGGTTGCGAATATAAACGCGAATTTCATGCCATAAATCAGACGGATAGAGAATAACGTTTTGTAAACCGTCAAGGAACTCTTCCGCTAACCAATAACCAAATTTACTTTTATTTTCGTTTCTCCAGTCGCCCCAATCTTCCATAGAGGCGGCAAAAGGTTTCTTGCTAACAGAACCGATGTCCCGTAGCCAATCAGCAAATTTAGTATTGCTCCAATAATTATTACGATGTCTGTATACGCGCGGAAGAAGTCTCATACATATGACCATTTTTCTTTATCATAAATTATGCACATTGCACGACGATCCTTAAGTAAAATTGTTTCGCTTACGGCTACATAATCTTTGTTATTAATATAGCGCCTCGTATCATCAAAATCAACTACAATTACTTTTTTTAATATGCGCGATGAGAGTACTAATCTGTCCGTTCGTTTTTCGAAATAACGGCTGCGTAAAATTATTTTATCACCCCCTACAATATTTAGTGTTTTTATTTGGCCGCCGTATTTCCTTGCCCATCTATCATTAATGAACCAGCAATCTAAGCCTCTTTTCTGTTTTTGTGAATCAAATTCAAGCTCAAGTCTAGTTTGGTCTTTCGCACTATTCCAAGCTAGATAAGCATAAAATTCATTTATAGTGCCGTCTATTGAACTTGCGTCGTGTCTAAAATTATATAAATCCCAAGCATTCTCTTTATTGGACAATTCTTCTTTAAATTGACCATCTTCGAGTTTTTTTAGCCCATTATCGTAATAATTGGCCAGATATTGCAAATAATTTATAGGAAAGCGCGAGCCATATTCGCCAATAAAATTTTGTAAATTTAATATAGCGTCTTCTACGCGTTCCTCATTCTCACTCTGTATCACTCGTTTGTTGTACTTTTTCTATTCGTTTTTGCTTTGCTGATGAGACCGGACTAATGTCTAATTCATCATCATTTACAAAACCTTCGAGGAATGTTTCGCGCTTCGCCTCACATTTTGCTAAAATATCCGCAGCCCGTTGATTAAAGTCGCGACTAAACCACGACTCTGTATCCCCCGCAAGCGCGTATCTGGGCCCTCTCTTTTCAATCACTTTAAGCTCTACTGCCACTTCAAGCAAGCCATTATATGGGTCCATACCTGAATCATATGGGACTTCTATAGTGACTGTTTGGAAAGGCTTGGTAAATCTTGTCTTATAACCTTCACATTTCATTCGTATGCCTTGAACTTCTCGCGAGATATCATCACGCAATTTCAATTTTGTCAGCATAATAATCTGCGATAGACTGAATTTAATAGCATCATTAATAATCCATACGCCTTCGCCGTTTGTCATATCTTGATTTTTATAAACCTGACTAGTACAAATAATAGACATATTAATATTTTTAATAGCCTGGACAAGTTGTCTTAAGACAGCCTTTAATTGTTTACTGCGCTGGCCTTGGTCGCCTTTAAATACTCCTTTGCCGAAGTTTTCTTCCTCTGTTTCAGTTAAAAGCATATCTAAACTATCGACAATCATTAATACTTTCGGGGCATTAGGATCCTTGCCATAGGTATCTTTATATTGTTTAATAAATTTAGAAGCGATATTCTGTAATTGCGAGATAGTATCAATGGGAACATACGTGTAATTGTTGTGGACATCTACGCCAATTTTGCTTACGAAATCATTATCTAATGCGTTCTCACTATCAAGGACGATAATATACGCATCTTCGCGCTGTGCCTCCCGCATGACATTGCAGCAAATAAACGATTTACCCGAACCCGATGGTCCAGAAAAATTAGTGATTCTACCTTGTGGGATGCCTTTTAGAAAGCTACCGGAAATAATTCGATTAAGAACAAAATTACCCGTGTTAAACCAATAGCGCGGCGGCTCGGAGCTTGCTTCGGCATCAATTCCCGCTTTCTCTAGTTCTTTTTGAAAATTCTTTAAAAATGTTAAATCAGTCATAATCTCTCCAATAAATTAAGGAGGCTATTATATATAATAGCCTCCTTTTATTTTTATTTCAACCTTTATTACTTCTTGCTACGATTGCGAAGTTGTTCGAGGAGAGCATCTTCGTCGAACTCATCGTCATCATCATCGTCAGCTTTTGCCACAGAGGCAGGCTTCTTTGTAACAGGTTTGGTCTTAGGACCGCTTTCCCAAGGCGGTGCTTCTTCTGTTTCCTCCTTAATAGGGGTACGACGCGTCTTCATTACATTATTAATTAGACTATCAATAACGCGCTCATCTTCTTCCGAAACAGCAGCTGATGAACGGCTGGTGTTTTCGTCCTGATATTCAGCACCGGTAAGGGCTGCTTCGAGCATTTCGTTGACCTTATCAACATCAGGTCTAGCAGGAAGAAGCGTGGCGAGGTCCACCATATGTTCCTCAACAAATTCAATCTCTTCATCTGTAAGGTCGGTCGGCTTACGCGCGAACTTTGAACCCACTGTATAAGTAGGGTAATCACCCTGCTGTGTTTTCTTGATGATGAAATTATAGCCTCCCTCATAAGCGTATGGGACAACATCAAGCTCCCCGCTTTCCATCGCTTCTCTGATAATGCTATAAAGTTGATACCCAAGGGAGAGGAAGCGAACTTTACCTGTATGATTTTCACCAGTGTCTTGTTCTGGTGGAAGAGGATCTTCTAGAATAAGCGCCTGAATGACGTGCTGCTTCTTGCGCCAGTACTTCTTTCCACTAATTTCATCTTTGCTCTTATAGAAAGATGAGGAAACTTTGCAAATAGGGCATTCTTCGCCATACATTTTCAAACAAGGAACAGTCTTTTGCTCACCATTAATAATAAGTGTATGGGTTAGCTTTTCAACGTAGAAATCAAAGGGATTGTCTTCGTTCTTATCCGGCAATAGCCTTACTGTCGCCTGCTCGCCGGGCTTAAGGTTCCAGAAAGGATAATAATTATTTGGGCGGCCTTCGCGCTGGGGTTCTGTATTTTGAATATTACGGGTAACTTCTGCGATTGACTTAAAAGTTCTTCTAGACATGACTTAATAACTCCTATAAACATCTAAAATTGTCTAATTGACATCTGATTTTAACAACACGATTGCGAGAATGCAACTTGAGCTTATAGTCCGACGCGTGTCGCCGGACTATTATAATTATATATCAAAATATATTAAAAGCACCGGTCGTATTTTACGGATTTTATTCCTGAACCGCCTTTATTGTAAATCCGAAATCAGCAATTCCATCCGCGGTTATACAGGTGACTAATATTATTTCATTGGCGTCTGGATCAAAAATTTCATTTGGGGATACGCTTGAAAAAATTTCATTTTCAAAACTCCAAGCAAAGGTGCCTATACTCACCGGCGATCCTCCTGAAGTTGCTTTGAATACCTCGAATATTGCTTCAGAACTCGGAGGGGTGCCAGCATAACCTTTAACCACTGTATCACTACCACCAACGCCAATTAATTTAAATTTTGTTGCCGCAGCAAAACGCAATATTGTATCACCATCTAAAGGAGCACCAATATAATTTGTCGCTATATCATAAGGTATTATAACGCTCGGGGTACTTGAAGAAATAATAATTTGTTCAGACGTGTTAGTAATATTAATGCCGGCCCCCGCTACTAAAGTTGTTGAATACCACACGTCTTGTCCGGTATCAGCAATCGTTACCGTACCTACAGACGTACTATTCGCAGGGCAGACACCAGACGGTATTTCATCAACAAAAAGAATCGTTCTATTGGGATATCCCACGTTATCATACTCTGCCCCATTTACTGTGTATGTTCCGTTGCAGCCTGGAAACGCACCGGACGCAAATGTCATAGTAAAAGGTATCGTTGGGAGCACTCCTGTTATATCACCATATCCCTCGTCTAATGCGAATAACGGACTGGGCTCATTATCGTAATATGCATTATAATTAAGTTCTGTAGAATTTTTATACCTCAAAATATCGAATGGTTGCACATCAGCTACATCAACATCTAATAACTCTGCTAGATATTCTACACCGCCTGCAGCAGTTGAATTAATAGTAATAGTATTAGCCGCTTCTGTAAATGATACATTCGCGCCCGCTATTAAGGTCTTAAACAATAGTGCGGTGCCTGTTTTTCCATTGTAAAGTTCCGCACCGCCACCAACATTGCTTCCTGTATTAACTTCTCCAACCGCAGGAAAATCCTCATTTTCCCACTTAGAACCATTATATCTAAAAATTTGACCGGGAGCGGGGGTATTCACCGTGAAGTCATCGGGTAAATCTGCAAGAATATGTGTATGGCCTATATTTGATTTACTAGAAAGAAATGTATTAATTTCTCCTTCTGTATAATAGCGATCATCATGTATATGACCGAGTAAAGAATATCTCGCATCACCTCTTATATCATTATGATATTGTGGATGATCATCATCATCAAGACCCAACAATGCACCATGGTCAGTAATAACTGGTGGTATGGGAAGATTTCGCCATGTGGAGCCATCATATGTCAATACTTCATTTGGTAATTTATTAATAATTGAAACGTCTGTTAAACTATCCTCAAGCGTGTGTGTATGACTGATTAACGCGTATCGAGCATCCCCTCTTGTGGTATTAAAGTATTGAAGATGATCATCATCATCGAGACCCGACAATGCACCATGATCTGTAACGCCGGAACTTGGGAGGAGAACTTGAGGTTGTGTAGGTTTGAATAAAATCGTTTGACGATCGATAATCATACCCACAGAGGCTTGATTAGGTGTACTTTGAATTAAGGTAATTTCACCAGTACTTGTAATGTACACTTTATCATTTACAAAGCCACCTTCAACATCCCAATCCCACTGCTCATTAAAAATCAAGCCTTCCGTGACGAAATTTATTACGTCATTAGTATGTGCATCTTCTTCGATAATTCCATAAATTTTATTAAGTGAATTAAAAGGAGATGCGTGAATAATCTTATTATAATCAACGAATTCAACGACATGGAATGCGCTTATAGGTTCTTGTGCTTGGCCTATTAAAACGATATTATTAACCTTTAAAGACGCACCAGTCGGCACACCTGTTAAAAACATATCTTCTGTAGTAAAGAATTTTCTATCACCGGTCCTAATTGGCTTACCGGCAGTATCAAAAGCGATGGCCCCCGCATATGCCGGCGTTACAAGACCAACTTGTGTCCCGATAAACTCAGGGGCGCGAATACTCATGCTGCGTATTGTAGTGCCGAGCTCTAATTTACATGCGAATACTCTAACAACTTCTACCCAAGACGCCCCATTATATTCATACATTACATTTCGCACAGTATTATACCACATGCGACCGGTAATAACGCACGGCACACCAAATGAATCTACGCAAGATAAAGATGGTTGATTGGCACTTACGAGGGGTTCATATACAGTAAAGCCGAAAGTTCTCTCACCATTAACGAGATTAATATCCCAATATAACCAATAATTTGTACCAGTATCAAATGGCCCAGGCCATGCTTGGCTTACGGATATCGCCTCTGTGTACAGATAATTTTTCTGTCCGTGAGCAAATGCAACAATAGTTGGATCAGGGGAAACAATTAAATTTACAAATTGGCCGACTTTTTGTAAAAATGTAGGAGACCCACTAATATCTGTTTGGTGCCTGACTATTCCTTGCCTAAATGTTATTCTCATTTAATACTCCTGTTTATTTGTCCAATATTAGTGGGCTTTTGATTGTTACTATCTTGCCAGCATCTGCTGGATTAAATACAACAATGCCTAACGAGGGCTCAATATTTACAGCACCAGCAGCCGGAACCGGCATTGTATTAATAAAATTATATGTTGATATGACGCTGACGGGCGCCGGTACACCATTTAATGTAACTTCATATGCATTTATCTCATCATCAAATGTTAGAAAGTTAGGATCATATCTTCCCGTTAATGTAACCGAGTTGCCGATATCTAAAATATAGGCAGGCTGGGTGT